AAGATCTGTCCGACTACAGCGTTCAAGATCGAGACAATTGTGCTGGCGCCCGAGGCAGCAAGGATGATCTCCACTAACGGCGCTGGAGTAATGCCCGCGCCGCCGACCGGACCGCCGTTGGCGCCTCCACCGGTACCGCCGACTGATAGGTCAATAGTCGTCGGAGAACCGGTGATAATGATCGCAGGGATCGGATACGAGTCTCCCAACGTGTGCTCACCATCGGCGAAGCCACCGAAGGGGACAGTCGCTGAGCTGAAGTCATTGTCCTTCACTAGGCAGCGCGGATTGGCGGAATTATTGATGCGCAATCCGGTCGCCGACACCGTTCCAGACACGGGGCGATGCTTATTGCCCAGCACCGACCAGCTGTTGCTGGTGGTATCCAGCATCACACAGACCGTGTTGGTCTGATCCGCCACGGAATCAAAGGTATTGCCCTTGATCACGCCATCTCCGTTGGAGGTGTAGATCGCGTACCCCTTCCAGTTGGTGATGATGTTGTCCGAGATGTTGGCTCGCAGGCACTGTTTGGCCTGGATCGAGTGGCTGGAGACCACATTGTCCCCATAGCCGTCAATGACGTTGCGCGCGACCGTGACGTTCTGATGCAGGACCGTGCTACCGCCGCTGATGCCGATACCGGTGCGCGGGGTCACCGTGATCGTGGAAGCCGTCCCGTCGCGGCGCAATGTCGTACAGACGTTGTCGGTCACGGAGTTGTTCCAGCCAGCGTAGTTCGCCGCCGCGCCGCTGCTACCCGCGAGGGACATCGGATTGGCGCAGTTGTAGATCTTATTGTGGTGGAAGTGCGTCTCGTATGCCCCGTGCGCGTCGACTCCCTCCCAGAGCGGAATATCATAGACCTCGTTGTAGCTAACATCGAAGTCGATGCAGAATGGGTTAAGCGCCGCTTTCGTGCCCGCGTTCGGGTCCAGATTGTAGTTGGTCGAGTCGTGTGAACAGCTGATGCCGTAAGCATTGCCGCCAGTGCCGGGAGTGACCGAGCCCACGGTATTGCGCTGGACGCGGCCATCCACACAGGAAGCGAAGAACATTCCCAGGTAGCCCACATCGTGCACGTATGTGCCGATCACATCGATCGTGCGGACGAACTGGAGTAAGCACATTCCCCATCCCCACGCGGTGAACTCGATTTTGCCATTCACGGTGAAGCCGACCAGCGGATTGGCCGCGGTGGGTCCGATCATCACGATCGCGCACTCGGTTTGCGTGTAGGACGCGACGGAAGGCCCGATGAGCGCGCCTCGCCCGGTCAACAGGAAGTTGTTCCCGTTTACCACCAGGCCAGCCCGACTGTTGTTTCCTTGGAAGACAGGTCCTGTCGCCGTCGTCGCAGTCCACTGAAGGGTCGCACCATCCTCGAGGATGATGTGCGTGTTGGCCGGAACGGTAACCGGGCCTGTCATTCTATAGAAGCTGCCAAACTTACGGATGACTACCGGGACGTTGCCGGCGGCGCCGTTGAGTAGATGCTGCAAGGCCACCGTGTTGTCGGTCGCTCCATCATCCACCATGCCGAAACGTCCCTCATAGCCAGCCGGATATACGTAATTGGTCGGCGTCACCCCGGCGGCGATCTCGGCGGCGGTGTGCGGATTGAGCATCGGGCCGAGGGAAGCCGGTGTGTTGGCTGTCCCGGGGAGAGCTGCGGTTGGCAACACATTGCCATTGCTATCAAACGCCAGATACGTGAGGGCGCGCTGAGACGCGGACGGAAGCGCCATTCCCGGGTTCACATCCCCATCGGGCGCCAGTACGGTGCGATTCAACTGATCCTGGCAGCGCTGGATCATCTGGGTGAGACGATCGACGTTGGACTGTATGGCGGCGCTCGGGAAAGCCTGCCCCTGCACGTACTGCGTCTGTTGGGTCTGCACCGGGTTCAGGAAGATCTGCAGGAAGTCCCCGGCCGGATACGGTGTCGCCGACAGGGTCGTCAGGTTCCACTGGGGCGGAGCCAGCGTGCCGCTGATTGCCAGACTGTAGTCGCTGTTGAGCGTGAGAACGACTTGCACCCCCGCAGCGGTGGTGTGGATCACCTCGAAGTCGGTGGCAAGGTAAGACTGAATGGGTACCGGAAATACGGTGGAGGTGCCGTTGCAGTTGACCAAAACTCGCGAGGCAATAGCGCCGATTGTCATGGTGTCCCCTGTGCGACCACGGGCATTTTCAGTTGTGCCTGGCGCTGTTTGACCGCATCGACTCTCTGGGCGAGAGCCGGAGTTTCGTGCATGACCTGCTGGGCCGCATCCCGGCGGTATTGCTCTATGAGTCCTCGGAGCATCAGGGCTTTGCCCCCATCAGGACCGTCCGACTTCATGTTGTAGATCGAGGACAGCGGATGGTCACCCGAGACGATGGAGTTGAGGAGGTCCTTCGCACCCATTCCCCAGGCCGGACTTTTCAATTCGTTGCCAGCGAGCTCCACATAGCGGTGGTACATCTCGGGATCTTTCCCTAGGTCCACGGTGGCGCCGTTGATGCTCGTCTTCGTGGGCGGCAGACTGACATGCATGCCCTGCTTCAGAATCTCCTGATCGATCGGCTCATTCCCCGGTCGATGCGAGCCGAAGGGCACGAAGGCATCGTAGGCGGTACCAAACCCGGAATCCTTCCGGATCGGCTCGCCCCACACGTTGGTCACGGGAGGGAGATCCTTGGAGAGCCCGGGAGTGCGCGCTTTGATGGCGTCCATCATCGAGTAAGTGGCACGCTGGTAGGGATCCATGAGGCTGGCCGCGGCACCCACTCCGGCAGGAACCAATGAGCCGGCGAAGCTCTTGAGCGTGCCTTCCGCGTTACCCCGGGGATCGCTGATCGTCTCGAAGAATCGGGCGAGCCCCTCGAAGTAGGTCTTGGAGGTGATGTTGTTCGCCAGCGTCGCGATCCCTGCGGCGGTGAGTTTCTCCACGTTCGGATCATCCGCGTTCACCGCCGTCTGGTAATCCCGGATGGTCTCGGTGAGATCCGCCGCGAGTGCCATGGAGGAGCCCACAGTCTCCAGGCGGTTGTACTGCACCCAGCGGCCGGAAGGTGTCTTCGCGCTATAGGGCTGCCAGCCCTCGTTCATCATGGCTTCGCGTTGGCCCTTATCACGCGGACCCGATCCTGTGATCGTGCCGTTCAACACAGCGTCCGAGGCTGCCAGCATGACCATGGAGCCCAACCCTGTTTTGGCGAGTGCCATGGATTGCCGTGCGCCACCCGCCGCGATGTCCGCGCGCCAGCCGGCCATGAGGGGGGCCAGTGGCGAGCGTTCGAAGGTGAAGCTCATGATGCGCGCCGGGATCTTGTAGAACGGCAGGATCACCCGGACGGAGGGATAGGCTTCGCGCAGGTTGCCGATGATCTCCGCGAGCTTCCCTGGCGCATCCGTAAAGGTCTGGTAGGTCATCCCCGCCACAGCCTGCGTGTTGATCGACTTAGGCGGATTCTCGACCAGATCAGCTATCCGTCCCGCGACGTCCCCGGGTTGGATCTTCCCGGCGTTTACCTCATCGATCGCCTGCCGGTAGGCGAAGCGCTGCAACTCCATGCGCATGCCGATGGAGCGGTAGAACTCGTGCTCACCCGCCAAGGCCCGCCCGGGAGAGGTGACCACGGAGGACAACAGGTCTGTCGCCTTGCCGGCCCAACCGCCCTGATCCGCGATAGAGAGCGCGTTGGCTGATTCCTGCCCCTGCTGCGCCCAGTCGGGTGGCTCCTCGCCCACCGAGTAGTGACCGGTCTTGAAGGCTTGCGCGGCATCCTGAACGGGACTCGATTCCGGTGCCTCGTTGAGTTTCATGAGGCTGCCGACGTAACGGAAACTGTCCTTGATCCCGCTGATCAGCCCGGCGGTGGTCTGCGCGGCTTCTCCCGCCGGGACCCCGTTATAATCGGTGGCCTGGTCCATCCCTTCGGCGAAACGCGTCTCCGCCATGCGTAGCGCGATGGTGCCGATGTTGGACAGGTTGACCTTGACGTGAGTCAGCGGGTTGGTAAGCAATCCGTTGGTCCACGCGGTGATCAATCCGTCCCGGGTGGTGGCGTAGAGGGACTTCTCCGCCACGTTCCCCAGTTGCTCGAGTTTGCCCGAGTCGATCAGGGATTTGGTGGCGGTGAGGAAATCCATGTTGGACTTCAAGCCGCCCATCTTGTCCAGTTGGGAGGTGATCGCCGACATCCGGTCGACCGCTTCCTGACCCGATACGGGGATACGCATCGCCGACAGCGAGCGGGCGATCTCAGTCTGTGAGCCGGACACTTCCGCCTGGATCATGGCGTGCGTCTGCATCTGCTTGCGCCAGGCGAAGAGGTTCTCAGGCGTCGGATTCTCCAGCGTCATCTGCGTGAGCTGCTCAGCCTTGATGGCCGACTGAGCCAGCAGTTGCCGCCCGGCGAGTTGCTCGGAGTCGTTCAGCGGTTGCCCGCTGCGCCGATCCATTAAGGTCTGCCACGCATCCTTGAAGTTGGCGCCGAGTTTGGTTTCCTCGAAGGTCCGGATGCCCCGTTGAGCCACGCGGATGTTGTCGACCTGCGCATCCGCCAGTTGCGACATCACCCGCTTGATGTCATCCGGAGTGTCGAGACGCGCGAAGTTGATATAGACCTGCGGCTCTTTCGCCTGCGCTTCCGTGGCACCTGGAACCCGAGGTCCGGCCAGATCATCAGCATTGGCCGGCTCTTTCATGCCGGCCACCTGTTCGGGCGTGAGACCTTCGACAGCCTCGGCGGCACGCGCGGCTTTGTCGGCTTCCAGATCCGGTCGCATGATCTGGGCCAACGGCTCCTCGGGACCCGCATCGGGGTTGCCCAGGAACTTGAATGCGGCCGGCGTCTGGACCGTGCCGGGAGCTTCGGGACCAGGGGTGTCCGGGAGTTCAGCAGGCAGAGCTGACTTGGCTGCCAGCCCTCCCCTGAGCATCCCCAGGGCGTGCAGGAGACCATTCTGGAGTTCGCCGAACCCCGCCCCCGTGACCGCATTCTTGAGGCGTCCGACCGCTTCGTTGTCCGTGGGATCGGACTGGAGAAACTCCGTGACGGGGTTTGAGAGTGAAGGGACCTTCTCGACCAGGTCGGCGAGATTCCCCGAGGCTTTGTCGAAGCCGGTGAAGAGCGCCGCGACGCTCTTACCTGCGGTGGCCAGATGCCCGAGCGTACCCTCCAGATCGGTCCCTAAAGGCCCGAAAGCACGCCCGAGAGTGGCCATGCTGGTGATGAACTGGGCGGTGGACTTGACGACATTCCCGGTGACCGTCTTGGGTTCACCGAGACTCGGCAACTGATCGCCCTGGAAAGGCCGGTGAAGGCTCTGCAGTTCCTCGTCGGAGACCACATGCACGCCGTGCTCATCGATCTTCAGGCCCGGCAGGTGGCCGGCTTTCTCCAGCCACGTCCCCAGATCGGACGCGCCGTTGAGCATCGACTGGAAAGCGTCCCGTGATCCTTGAACGATGGCACGGGGACTCTCGACAACGCCCCCGCCGATATCCTTCGCCACGTCCCCGACCGTGGCCTTGCTGGCCGCGCCCGGAGCGCCAGCCCAGTTCTCAGGGTGAGCCTGGAAGTTGGCGAGTTCGGTTGGGTTAGGATCGCGGCCTACGCGCTGTTTGAAGACAGCCGCCGGGTCCTGAGAGGGCTCTGATGTTCCACGGTCGGCCGTATCAGGTTTGCTCGGAGCAGAAGACTCTGAAAGTAAAGAAGAAAGCGCGGCTCGTCCTTCGAGCGCCTGCCGATGTTCCACGTACCCGTTGCCCACCTCATCCAGCGTCGGCTGGTTGACCGGGGCGCTGGGCGCGGCGGACTTCGGCGGCGGCGGGACAGCGCCGGGTTGGGGGGCTTGCTCGGACAGAAGCTGGGTCAGGGCGCTATCGTCGACGGCGGCGTTCATGGGTTAGCCGCCTTCTTCTTGGCGGCGTTCTGCTGTGTCTGGTAGATCTGCCGGTAGAGCATGATCAGCTGGGCTTCCTGCTGGGCCTCCTCGACCGAGATATCCCCGTTCTTGAGCGCATCCGCCATGCGTCGGGTGGTGGCGTTCAACATCGGATCGGGTTTGCCCTGCTCATCCACTGGAGCCGCGCGGGTGCCCACCAGATGCATCGGTGCCGGCATTCCCAAGGTAATCGTGTTGGGCGCTGCAATGCGATAAGCGTCCGCCAGATGATTCTGCATCGTCTGGGCTTCGGTCTCGGTGGCATTCGGATGTTTGTTGGCCCAGTTCTCCCAGTCCTGCAAGGCGAGTTCGCGGCTGCGATGCGCGTCGGGGTCGGGATTGAGTTGGCCGGGATCGAGCGACCCGGAGATGAACTGGGTGCCTCGCTTGAACCAACCCGGACGCTCCTGGTCCACCAGGGAAGCGATCTTGGTGAAGTCCCCGCGTGAAAGGTCGTGACTGTCCACCAGGGCGGTGCGCGCCTCTTCCCGCACATCCTGGCCCTGCGCGGCTTTCAGATAGAGGTCCGCGAATACCTTCGGATTGGTGGCGGCTTCCTCGGTGCCCGAGAGCGCCTTGTAAAAGTAACGTACCTCGTTGGGCTCGAGCGTACGGATGTTGGACTCGATCCACTTGGCCGTAAGCTGTCCACTGGCGAGCAACTGATCTCCCTGCTTGGAGAGGTTGTCGGAGGCCAGTTTCTGGTTCTTCTCCTGGGCTACGATCTGATGCTCTTGGGTCGCTAGAATCCCCCGCTGCACGGATTCGAAGGTGCGCGCGTCCATGACATCGGCGTTGCGATTCAACATGGCCTGCGCGCCGTTGATATCCCCTTGTGAGAGCGCGGCGTACACCGGATCGGACAGATGCTGGTTGGCTCGCGCCCGTACCCGCTCGATGCCGTCTACCGTGAGCCCCTTCAGTGCGTCGGGCGCCTGGTCGGGATTGTTCAACCCCACCAGCACCGCACGGGGATCCTGGCGGGCGAGGCCGTAGGATGCGGCTTCGGAAAGCTGCTGGTGCATCTGGCGCGCCATCGACAGGCGTTGTGCGGGAGCACCTCCGGTAGCATTGATCTGGTCCATGAGTGTCGAGCCCACCTGATCGGCGAGTTCCGGGTGCGCCTCGACTACCGGCAGTTGATTGCGCAACCCCTGGTCGATCGCATCGGTCCGGTAGGCCACGCGCTGGGTGGCTTCCCACTCCATGCTGTGCTCGGCCAGCGTGTTGCGAAGTTCTCCCAGTCCCTTCTGGATCATCGAGTGCGCGACCGGATTGCCCGTGTCAGCCAAGGGCGTGGCCTGTTGGTCGAACTGCGCAAGGTACTTGGATGTGAAGTCTCCCGGGTCGCCCTGGACCTGGCCTTTCATGTCCTGGAGGGTCTTCAGCGCCTGCACACGGAAGTTGGAGATCTGCTCCCCGGCCCACGTGGCGGAGTCCGCCCGGTACTTCTGATCGAGGGTGTTGCCGATCTCCTCGAGCCCACGGCCCGCGAGACTCGCCTCCTCGGGTTGCATCCGGGGAGTGAGCTTGCGCGGGAAATCCTCCGGCATCACTTCCGGGGTGTAGGTGGCCTCGCCTGGATCGCCGCGGGCCATTACTGCGTCGGGATGTTACCGCCCAGCCCTGATGAGGGCGTGGCGGAGTTGAGCCCAGCGGCCTGACCCGGGGACTGTGGACTGAAGGTGTAGGTCGGCCCCAGACCCTTGAGCATCGCGGCACCGGCCAGAAGCCCGTAGGATTTCGACTGGGCCTGATCGACCTGAGACTGGGCGCCGTAACCCCAGCCAGTGATCGCGCCTTTGTAACGGGTGTTGAGCGCGTCCAGTTCCTGATTGACGGCCGACTGGTCCAGCGCGGTTTCCGAGGACCCGCCGTACCCTACTCCTGCGGCGCCGAAGGCGGCAGCCTGCCGGCCGAGCATCTCACGCGAGTTGCGGCGGACGAGCCCTTCCTGCGCGGAAGCCTGGTTGACGCTATTGCGCTGCTCCTGGCTCGTGACCGCGGCGTTGTACTGCGATGCCTGGGATTGCTGGATACCCTGGTAGGCAGCACCGGCAGCAGCCAGATAGGGCGCCAGAGCGGCGACGAAAGCCATCAGGTCCGTCCGAACCGCAGATGCGTCTCGCCGTTCAACCCGTATTTCGGCATCGGACCCTCATACTTGAATCCCAACAACTCCAGCCACCGGCATCCTTGCGGGAAGTCATCCGGTACATCCGCCTCGATGCGTTGCCACTGCTCCAGTGTCAGGACCCGCTGCGTGGCGCGGTGCAGCCAGAGCATGCGGCGACCCGAGTTCGCTGATAGCAGCGCCCACAGAATCCCGATCCCCGGACGCGTCGGGATGATCCCGCCGCATAACAGCACCTCGTCCCCATCGAACGCGGTCAACGCGATTCCCGGTGGTTTTTCGACGCTAGCGTAGGTTGCGGGCACATGCGAGACCTGCCGAGCTTGCGAAGGCTGGACGCCCTGCGCGATCAACAGTTGCACGTGATAGGGCCGGTACGGCTCGACCCTCATTGAGGCTCTTCGACCTTGTAGGAGGGATACAAGCCGACAACCGTCATGGGCAGGGGTGAGTTCTGCTGGACGAGAATGTAGAAGTCCCGCGCATCCTGGTCCGAATTGGCCTGCATCGGGAAACTGATTGGGAAATCTCCAGACTGGAGCGGCGGCGGGGAATTCAGCGGAGTCGTCGTGTAATTGTAGGCGATATTCTCCGCGTTCTGCAGCGTTTGGGTCGGCAAACCCAGGGGATCCTGATACAACTGGGTGGTTGCGTTCTGGTTGGACAGTTGGCCGATGATGCCGCCAGCGGAGTCGACCAGCCGGATCACGAGATTCGCACCCTGCTTGAGTTTGCCCTGCGCGGTGCCGACATCCGCCCCACCCTCCGGGCGCATGGGCACGAGGTTGCCCTGATAGGGAAGTCCTGCGGTAACCGTGGTGAAGGTCCCCGCCAGTGTCACGATGCCGTTGGCCGGCACGACCTGTTGAGGCTGCACACCGCCATCCGCCAGGATGCCGATGGTCTGACCGACCAGCCACGGGATGGAGATCTGCGTGGTGCCGGATTGCGTGACGCTGGCGGCGCAATCGAGGTACCAACAGGAAGACTGGGTATCGCCCGGGTAACCGGCCTGGGGACCCTCGTAGTGCTTCACCATGTATTCCACGGTCCGCACTGTTTGCCCGTTCACGATGCGGTTGACGATCATCCACAGCTCGTCCCGTAGTCCATCGGGAGCGGGAATCACCGCAAGACTCTCCACCGCGCCGTAGCCTCCAAAGGCGGAAACGCCCCCTAGGTTTTGCCGGTTCCAGGCGGTTACATTGTCCTCACGGTTGAACGTGTAGGACAGGAGCGTTCCATCCGCTCGTGTGCCCCACAGGATCGACCACGGTTCCTGCATGAAGGCGATCGAGGTCAGTCCGCCGATGGTGATGTGATAGGCGAACTTCGACTGATCGGTGGAGTCATAGCGGTTCAGGTAGAAGTTGTAGTCCATGGCGAAGATCTTGCGACCCGCCCGCTGGACGTACACCACGGTTGTGCCCACGAGCTCGGGCGCGATCGGCCGGCAGCGCCAGTTGGATTGACGCAGGATCTCGACGTTCGAAGGCCCCAGGGGACTGGTCGAGTAATTCGCCGCGTCCAGTCCGTATTCGCCTCCTTGGGTACCGATCAGGAGGATGATGGCCGGCGAGAGCCACGTGATGTTGGAGGCATCGGAGCCGGACACCAGCTCGTTGAGCGCGGAGTCGGTCGTCTGCTGGCCGAAGAAGTCCTGGGCCTGGCTATTGTAGAGGCCCGGGACCGATCCCCAGACGTTGAGTTTGCCTGCCCAGAAGAGCCGGTCCTTGAAGAACGCGCAGGCCCGGGGCCATTCGGTGGTGTTGGACCACGCGCCCAACTGCCATTCGAGCGAGGCATTGGCGATGATGGTGCCGCCACTGGTGTAGGTCCCGTACAGGGTGGAATCGATACCAGCCAGCGTACAGGTCGTCGCGGTGGAAGACCCGATCGTGAAGGCATCCCCGTCCACCTGGGTCATGCCCAGTACGCCGGTGATGAACGCCGCCGTGCCGGCGGACAACGCCGCGGCACTCGCGACCGTCACGACCGCGGGATTGGCATTGGTGATCCCGGTGATCGCCTGCGAGACGCCCACCACGTTGGCCGGGAACTGCGTGAGCACCTTGGCGGTGACGTGCTGGGCATCCGTGTAGCCTGTGATCTGCGCGATCCCGTAACCGGAATCGGTGTAGAGCCACTGCACCCCACCCTTGCCGTCAAAAGCTGCTCCAGAGGTCTGCACAGGGGCAGCTCCTGCGGAATTGGCGGAATTCAACGCCGTGTAGTTGTTGCCGTTGTTGACGCACTGTTGACCGGCGGTCCAGGCGACATTGAACGTCCAGGGCGTGACATTGAAGTACTGCGAACCGATACGAACCAATCGTCCTACGTCCGTGGGCGCGAAGAGATTGCCGCCCCAGGCTGTGATGGTGATAGCCGAGCCCTGCACCGCCGAGACACTGAGTGCGATGTTCTGGTTGGGCACGATCGGCACGGGGCTTGCGAACGGGCCGTCCGTGGGACTGTACTGCGAGAAACTCCAGTTGGGCGGCGCGTTGGCGAAACGGGTCAGGGTGTAGGGCGGATAGCCCACACCTGAGGGACCGGTACCGGCCGACCCTCCCGCGATATAGAGCACGTCCCCGGACTGCACGATCTGGAGCGTGAACTCCCCGAGAGAGTCCGTGAGATCAGCGACCGCGTAGGGCGAGGGAATCTCGTAGATCGCCGTGGTGGGAGATCCCTGGTACGGCGTCAGGGGATACCAGTAAGTGGCGTTCGGCGGCAGCTGGTTGGTGTTGGCCAGCACGCAGTAATAGATGATGCCGCCTTGTAATACCAGACTACCGATGAAGTAGAGCGCCGAGTTGTTCCATGCCGCCACTCCGGTCGCCAGGAGCGGTCCGTGGTTGGTGTAGAAGCGCACGTACTTGTCGCCGAACTCGAGCACGAACGCCTGGGTCTGGGAGAACTCGAAACGACGCAGCCAGCTGCGGTTGGCGGAGTTCTTGACCGGCTGCACGTAGGCGGTGCCCTGCCGGAAAGTGGCGGGACCTTGTTTCAGCGAGAGGAAGTTCTGCGCGATGTGGGAGGCAATCGCGTACTTCTCAATATCCGTCCGACCCTCCATCTGGGGGGCGAACTCACCGGCATTCTGGGCAGCGATCGCGGGGGAAGCTCTGGCCATTACTGCATCCGGGCGGCGATCCACTCGGCGTCCGCATTCGCCTCCGGAGTATTCTCGAAGGCATTCGAGGCGCGCGCCTCGCCCATCGCATCTTTCTTGCGGGTGAGCGCCGCGGCCTGCTTGGCATCCGAGCCCGTCAGCCGCTCACAGCACGTGTAGGCGATGTCCGAGGCCAGGGCGATCACGAATTGCGCGTCCATGAGCGTGGTGTCAGTGATATCGCGCACGTACTTCAAAGACAGCGGCGCACCGTAATCGCACAGAATGTTGCGACCCTCCACGAGGTAGCCGGCATCCGTAGGTCCAAGACGGTAGTCGGAAAGATCCAACCCGGGCCAGGTATCTCCAGCCAGCAACACCCGCAGGCAATCCGGCGGCATGGCGTACTGTTGGGTGTAGGGACCTGAAACCGGCGCAGTGCTCAAAACGGGCAACGAAGCGCGACCAACAGAGAAGCGCCACGTCGAGCGACCGCGCAGCAATGCACGGCGCAGCAGGTCATACTCGATGTTGATGACGCGCGCGGCATTGGAGTTATCGAGAAAGCTTGCGATCGAGGGCTTCCCCAAGATCGACAGGGCGAGGTTCGCGATGTCGACTTCGGATGCCATAACGAAACCTACGTATTGACGCGCGTTTCCGGCCGCTCGGGTCCGATGTACGCCCTGACCAGTACCCAGATTTTTGCACCTACCGATGGAGTGAAGGTGAGTGCTCCCCCCCGATTGAGTAGCGGGTTGGGCGGCGTCCAGAAGTAGTCCACCGTCGTCTGGCCGCTGATCAGCATCGGTTGGGGGGCGCCGGTGTTGTCCAGAAAGCCGCCGATCGTCAATGTAGCGGCCGTGGCGGCGAACTGGATATAGACCCCGTGTAGCACCGAATCAAACGCCTGCCCCGCCCCAGTTGAGCCCACTACACCATTGGCGCAGTTGATCAGGGAAGTCCCTTGCAAGAGGACCGGTTGAACCGCATCAGCTGAAGCGTAACCCGCCATTACTCCACCACGTTGGTGTCACGGATGAGGTATTCCTCCAGAATCCGGATCAACTGTTGGATCTCGCCCTTCTTCGGCGAGCGCGTTCCGGTGGTCGACCCTCCGTCCGTGACCGATGTGGCGGTCTGGTCCATGCGGATCTCCACGCTTCCAGAAGTCGGCGCGGCCGTGCCGGTGGTCACGGTTTCGAGCGTGCCGCCGACACTGATGATGTAGGAGATCGCGGCCATTACCGCACCCAGCTCCACTGCAACGAGATCGTGCCCACCGCGGTCGGAGCAGTCGTGGCCGTCAGGGCCAGATGGAATTCATAGAAGGGGTCCTGCGCGAAGCCGAGCAGTTCCCACACGCGCAGATTGACGTTGGCGGCTGCCACGCCGACCGCACCGATTGAGGGTGAGTAGACCGATTTCCAGGCCGCGTTCGCCGTCGCCGTCGAGGTACCGGAGTTGAAGATCTGCATCCCGTTGACGTTCGGGATCGATGAAGCCGGCGTATTCACCGCCAACCCGGTCGTCCAGTTACCCGAAGGCGGCGTGGAGTTGGTGTTGCCGGTCGTGCAGTAGTACACGACACCCAGATACTGCACCACGTTGCCCGGGACGTAGGCGGTGGTCGCATTCCATGTGGTCAGTGACAGCGCGGTGTTGAGCGACTGGTTATCGTTCAGATAGACACCGACCTGCCACACGCCCGCCGTGGTGGCATCATTCTGTAACTGGATGTCTTCGATGCGCACGCCTGAAGGGATGAAGCCGAAGCGGTAGATCGAACCGATGGAGTCGGTTGCGGTCGTGGCGACGGAAGCCACTCCCACGGTGTCATTGCCTCCGGAAAGGTAACCCGAGGTGAGAATGCGCGGCTGCGCCTCGTAGTTGGAGACAACAGTCGACAGACGAGTAACAAGTGCCATATCAGTTCCTCAAGGGCTCCAAGCTGGGGACCGGCCCCCTGGCTATTTACCCTGGTTTATCGGGCCCAGATCTGTGTAACGCGCTTCTCTTCCAACCGGGTCGCCCCGGCGGTCATGAATACGTAGGCTTGCCACGGCTCGGACTGCAGGTCGTGCCGCTGGCTGATGTTGGTGGTGATGTCGTTCCAGATACCGAGGTGCATCCCTTCGCGCTGCCACATAAACACCTTGGTACTCGTGCCGGCCTGATCGTCCGTGCCGGATTGCAGACGCTCGGAGCGCACGAACTCGATGCCGAGGAACCGCTTGACGCGACCCTCCTCGAGCACCGGCTGGTCGTTGAAGTCGCGGCTGACGACCTGGGCTTCCGCCATCAGGTTATCCAGCTGGCGAGCGCCCGCGACGCAGACGAGTCCGGAGTTCGGATCGCCTGGGTCCTCTTCCTCATCGGAGTACGATTCGTTCTGCATCAGGATGAGCTTGGCCTGGCGGAGCTTCGCGACCGTGAGTCCCGTGGGTGCGGTCGCGCCCTGCTGGACCGAGACGACTTCACCCGCAGGAAGGACGATGGAGTTCTGGCCGGTGACGCCAGTCTGCGCGGTGCCACCGAGAGCGGCGATGATCAGATCGTCGTACTGGCGGTTCGCGGCGTTCTTGGCGTTGCTGACGAACTTGCCCTTGGGATCGATGAGCAGACGCAGCTTGTCGAAGTTGTCGAACAGCTGCGGCAGATCGTAGTCGGAGGGATAGACCCACCGGCGATCGGTCGGCGCGTCCACACGCTGCATCGGGCCATAGCGTTGGGTGACCGGCTGCATCGAGACCGCGCCCACCTGCTCAACAGGGGAGGCTGCCTGGCCGACGTACTTGTCCTCGGTGCAGAACTTGCGCAGCCGGGAGGTTTTCTGTTGGACCAGCTCGTTCAGCGTCTTGGCATACTGCTGAACATAGAACGTCACGATGTTGGTTGACACGGCGCAGCCTCTCGAAAACTGGGGAGATGAGTTTTCGAAGGCCGTGTCCCGAAGGGGGCGCTTCTACCCGGTGAGCCGGGATGGCTGGGTCGCTTTCTACCCCGTCAGCGGGGGCTCGCGCCCTGCAAGGGGCCGTGGCCGTGTCCGCTTGAAGGGGACGCTAGCCAAGCTTGCGGGCACATGCAAGACTGCGTGCCCAATGAACATCAAAGACGAGATTTTAGGGACGCTGCTGATCTACGCCATCGCTGGGCTGATCATGCTGGGACTGACCGCGATCTTCTGGGAAGCCTACCATTGAGGCTTCCAGCCGGCTTGGGACCGCCTCCATGAATTCGATTCTTCTACAGCCTTTGATGTAGAGCATCGCATTCCATGCAATTTTACTATGCGGCCCCAAGGTCTCAAGAAGACCGACTAGGGTATTGCAGCGAACACAGAGCAACCCCCGCACCTGACCTGTCTGATGGTCATGATCAACACTTAGATGAAGTTGTCCGTCTTTTCGAGACTCTGGCGAGTGACAGATTAGACACACTCCTCCTTGCGCTTTCAGCAGCCGTTCGTAGTCACTGAGGGTGATGCCGTATTTTCTTTTGAGCCATCCATTGCGCCGATTGGCATGCCACTTCTTACCCCAGCGCTGACTCCTCACGCGTCCCTTCGCGTTCGTGCAGAGCTTGCACTGGGACCTCCACCCTCCTCGACTGCCTTGATTCGGCGTCCAGAATTCACGCGTTGCCGGTTTCGTCTCTCTGCAGCCGGTACACGTCTTGTTGTCCACGCTCACGAGCCTCCAATATCTCAATGTCTACTGCCGCGTCACGAACCCCATGCCAGTCAGCCTGCTCTACCTTCATGCGTAGGTAGGCGATGAGGGTGTCGCGTTCCGTCATTGCATTGGCGCCATGCCAGCCACGATCTGGTCGCGCAGCCTGTCGTATTCACCGCCAGGTTTGGAGATATCGCGCCACTGCATGTCGGAGATCTTCCCTGCCGATCGGTCAGCAGTGAGTTGATCAAGTCGCGCCTGAGCCTCGGAAGCACCACCGCTGAAGCGTGTGCCGCCGTTCAGGTTGTCGCCCGCGAACCGCGCCTCCCCATTCCCCGCCCCGATCTTCCACATCGCCGCCATGAACTTCGGCGTGGTGAGCACCGATTCGAGCGTGCGCATCTGGAGCTCAGACAGGCCACCGACTTCCTGTGACAGCCACTCCTTGCCGCGGTTGGCGAGTGCGATACGCTCCTGATACTGCGCGCCCCACTGGTTCTGAAGCTCAGCCAACTGTTGGGCACTGGTAGCGTTCTCCTGCTCCCGGATCTGTGCCTCCATCTTCTGCACCGCCTCCTCGTAACCCCGAGCGAGCGCGGGAGCCATGGCGGCAGGCACACCGGCTTTGTGCAACGCCTCCTGCATGAATCCCTTGAATTGCGGATAGGGATTGTCGGTCGGGACCGGAATGTCGTACTTGTCGGCGGTCTCGGGAACCCCAGTCAGCGCCCGCCACGCCTTGTCGGCGTTCGCATCGACTTTCCCGTCCGCCCCCGGGACCGGATAGCCTTTGCCAGCACGCAGCGTCGCGGCTTCTCTCTCGAGTTGCTGCGCGGTTTTGGCAAGAGTGAAGGGGCTGTCGTAGTTTTTGTTCTGGATCCAGTCGCGGGTTTCTTTCTGCTCCGGGAGGTTCCAGGAGTTCCAGAACTGGGTTTGATTCGCAGCAGGCGTGCCAGTTGCCGGGGATGCACCTGAAGGCGTACCGCTCGCTGGGGTAGCGCCCGCAGCAGACGCACCGCCGCTCGCAGATCCCGCATTCGCACCGCTAAGAGCCTGAGCCGCTGGGGTTGACATCTTCTCTCCATTCAATCTGGGTTTTGATGTATTCGAGCACGTCGAAGTGACCTAACCGGCGCCAGGTCTGGTACTCGTCGGTACGGCCATTGTTGTCCAACACATTGGGCGGTAGGGCGTGGCCGAACTTGGACAGCAGGCCATCGAGGATGATCCTGCCGTGGGTGGTGGGCTTGTCCCAACTCCCGAACACTTCACGGAAGATCCGCGCGCGGTCGCGCAGTTGGGTCTTGCGCCGCTCGCGCTCGACTGCGTTCTGTTCTTCAACGGGGAGTTCCGCCATGCAGGAGCAATTCTAGCGCGATCAGGATCTGCGCGATATCGGCTTCGGTGAGATCCGGCCCGAGGGCTTTGAAGATCGCCACAGCCTCGGGAGCGGCCGGAGCCATCGCTATGAGGCTACTTTCTCCGACCGCCCCAAGACCGGCACTACCCGGGTGAGTTGAGTCTACGCGCGAAGTCAGCCAAGGGGAAACGGGATCGGGCTCGCCGAACACCTGACCGGGACGCTTGTACGGTCCCATGCCAGTACCAAGCTCATCCCCAAGATCCCCGGGTAACAGTGTACCGACAGGCAACGTCGGCGGGGGTCCGATGGCCGGCGGTAGGACGTTGTTGTTCTGCTGGTTATAACCGTCATCCAGACCATCCCACCAGTTGTCCTCGGCCGACTCCTCATCCCAGTTCCACGGGTCTTCGGCGCCGTTGCTGGGCAGTAGCACAACACTCGTGTTCTGGACGTTGCTGCCGTCATCGTCAGGTGGATCGTCGGCGTTATCCTCCGGCTCGTTCCAGTTCCAGCCGTCCTCCACAGGACCGGGAGGTACAGCGACGATATTGGCGTTCTGGACATTCGAGCCGTCGTCATCGGGAGGCTCATCGTTCGTGTCGTCAGGCTCTGACCAATCCCACGCGTCATCCACGGGCAATGGCGGCTGATTCGCCCCCAATGGTGGCTCATCGCCAAACGGCTCGTCAGTGTGGTCGTCCTCGTGCAGCCACGGGTCTTCCGGGAGCACGGGAACCACCGGAACCACGTTGTTGTTCTGGACGTCGGAACCGTCGTCGGTGAGATCCTCGTCGCCGACATCCTCGGTCCATTCCCATGCGTCATCGGGGGGTAGCCCCGAAGGAGGCGCGGGCATGACGGGAGTGCTGGTGGCATCCCAGTCGTCCTCGATCTCGCCTTCATCCCAGATATCCTCCACCGGTTGGGGAGGAGCGTTGGGGAGGATTGGCCCGGACCACTGGCTGTCCTCTACGAGGGGATCTTCGTAGTCCTGCCACCAATCGGCGCTGACTTCCGCTTCCTGGACTGGCAGGGATGGTTGGTTAGGTCCGACAGGCGCGGAATCCGCGACGATCAACGTCAGGGTCTGATCATCCTCGACATACGCGAGTTCGTCGGTGCCCCAGTCCCATTCATCGCTATAGGGCTGGGCGCTTGTCGCAGCCGTGTAGGTAACGACGATGATGCCGTTAGCGCCCTTGCCGAAGGCGGTGAAGGAAGCATCGCCGCCACCACCACCACCACCGCCATAAAGTCCGCCATTCCCGGGGACGGGCGTTGTCCCGGACGCTACCGAGCAGTTACCCGCACCGCCGCCGCCAGACCCGTGGGTCGCGTCCCACTCAGTGCCCGCGCCTCCGTTACCACCCGCGCCGGTCGTTCCGAACCCGCCGCCACCGCCGCCGCCGGACGAGTTGCTCGAGGCGCTGCCGGCACCGCCATTAGGTGAGCCCGACGTGGTAGCCCCGGCGCCCGCCGTGCCGGCGACAGTGCCTGAGCCGTTGGCACCGAGACCGCCGTTGGTGCCCGAAGTGCTGGGCGTCGCCGTCTGGTTGGTGCCCGCGCTACCACCACCTCCACCACCGCCTCCCGTACCACCAGCCGTGCCGGTCGATGTTGCCTCGCTGCCGCCGTTCGCACCCGCGCCATTGGGACCGCCAGATCCTCCGCCGCCAGAAGCGCCATCGCTATTACTGTTGTAAGTGCCTCCGCTGCCGCCGTTATGGAGTGTGGTGGCGACACCGCCGTTCTGCGGCGAGATACCACCACCCACACCGGCCGTGCCCGAGGTTTGCGCGCCCTGACCTCCTTTGGCGAGCGCGATCGACGTGCTGCCGACCCATGTATCGGTGCCATTCGCGCCCGCCGTCGTGCCGCCCTGCCCTACCTGTAGCGCCGCACCATTGGCGACCGTCAAGGATGTGGTGATGCCGTATTGAGCGCCACCGCCACCGGTACCTGACGCGGGCGTGTTATTGCCGGCCTGCCCGGCGCCGCCACCACCGATGTACTCGAATTGGCCGGAACCGGGCCAGCCTCCCGGAGCTAGGAAGGTCGTACCCGAGACGATGTACAGAATCGTCACGGCTTCACGCCGGGCAGCGGTGCGGTGAACACACCGGCCAGATAGGTCCAGCGGTTGTCAGCGCCATATGGCGCGTTGATCAGCGTGAGACCCGCAACGCTATCGAGCGCGGGATCAGCGATGCCCCACCATAGGATGTTGTTGCTGCCATCAACCCCGCAGTACCAGTCACCTGTCGAGGGCGACAATCCCGTGACCGTGTTGACCGCGGCCTGCCACGCGTTGAGCGTATCGGCACCGCCACCCTGTTTGGTATAGACGATGACGCCTTCGCCAGTTTGAGCGCCCGCCTGAGCCAGAAAGGCTATGACATTGGGGACATTCGCCTGCGGGTCCAGCACGCGCCGGACCCGGCCTGTCGCCTTCGAATAGATGATGGCCTGGATAGCCACACCGGCTTAGATCTCTTTCAGCTGGATACGCACCTGCGCGGCGATCGCGGAAGTGCCAGTCGCCACGACCTGCACGATCGCGATCCCGTTCAACAGCGCCGTCGCTGTACCCGGAAGATCAATGGCGTTGTCGAGGTTCGGGTTGGCACGCCAGAAATACCGCTGACCGTTGGCATTCAGTCCGCAGTTCTTCAAAGCCGCGCCGGCCAGCGTTGGCTGCGTGGTGGCGAACGAGCCCTGTCCCGCCGAGCCGGTGAAAGCCGGGTTGGTCGCGACCGAGATGGTGGGCTGACCCGTGATGACCGTGGTCAACGCACCTGCGGCAGCACTCGTGATAGTGCGGAACAGCGCGAAGGTAGCCGGCGCGCTGGAAGACCCCGAGCCCTCGATGTCGATCTCGGTGATAATCGAGGACTTGTTGGTACCGGGGAAGATGATACCGGTCAGCACCGAGCCGGTCGTGACACCACCAGCCACCGCAACGAGCGAGGCTGGAGTGAACACGGGGAAGTTGAAGTCGTAGGTGACCATCGCGAATCCTCAGGTGAAAGTGGTTGTGACCCAGGTGGCGAACGCCAGCACCATCGCGGGTGGGACGGTGAAGGTTTGAGTGTTGTTCAAGGTGATGGCGCAGTTGCCGTTCTCCGCGACCGTGGCCGTGATAAGGCCACCGGGGCCGACAAAGGGCGTCGGAAGGCTGGTCTGCGCGGTCGCGATGGTCGCAGCATAGGTTGATGCGAGTGACATGATGAATTCCCTCTCAAAGGCGTTGCTCGTGAACCGTGATGGCCACAGGACCGGTGGACAGGTGCAACGTGCAGGTCCGCTGGATCGGCGCGCGCAGGGCCTGGACCAGTTCGCGGATCGCCACGACGATCTCCCTGTCCGTCTGCACGTCTTCCTGCATGGCGACCAACAGGCGCTCCGTCTCTTTCTGGAGCGAGGTCGAGATAGACTCGTGCACCTGATGCTTGACCGTCTCGTGCACCACCGCGGCAGTCCGAAGCCGTTCGCGGTGCTCAGGGTGCATGGCATCGATTGCGGCCATCAGTCGAGCCCCGTGTTGGGAAAGGGAAAGACGCGCTTCATCGGCGTGGTAAGCAGGATCGAGACCGGCTGCGCGGTCACCGAGACATCCTTGAGGCTCGCGATCTCGATACCGGACTTCACCGCCGTAATACGGAAATGGTAGGTCAGCGAATCCGTCACCACGCCGGTAGGCGGCATGCTCTGCGGCCGTGTGGAGTTGTTGGGCGTGGGTGGAATGGCCCCCGCCGAATAGCTCGTAGCCGTGAGCCCGCTGACCGTGGCGACCCGCGTCGCGACGTTCTGGTTCAGCGTGCCGTTGACGTACACGTTATAGCTATCGGGAACCACCGTCGTGAACGAAGGCCACGTCAGTTGCACCGAGCCATTGCCATTGTCGTAGGCGTCCGTCATGCGGCTGCCGCCACCTGGGGACTACCGGGAGCCGCAGCCCCACCGCCGATCGCCTGAGCGGCCTGGGCGAGGTTCTTCACACCCATCGCCACCTGCGGCGCCTGTTGGGCGGCCTCCTGCTGCTGCTGCAGTTGCGCCGCATGCTCCATGAGCGCCTGCACCTCATCCTCGCTGCGGATGAGCTTCGCCGGGCAGCCCCGGATAATCGCCATCTCCCGGCCGGCCTCGTGGAAGTCGAAGAGCTGCAGGACGGACTTGTCGAGGTTGGCCATCTGGGCGAGATCGCTCACCGTGTTCATGATCGCCGTGCCTTCCTGGGCACGCAGTGCCATGGCCATCGGACTGGTGTACTCGATCTGAATACCCTTGCGCGACCGCAGGAATTCCCGTGGCGGTGGCGGCAACTGGTTGGCATTTGAGAGAATGTCGATCTCGCGGTGAATATCCGGACCCAGGAACTCACTCTGCTGTCGGCCCATCGCGGGAGCGATCAGCTCGCCTTTCTCCTGGGCGCGGAGCAAAGCCTCGGTCGCCGTCATGTTGGGATTCTGGACGAGGATCTGGAACAGCGTGTTGAGGAACGTGTCACGTACTGTGGCGCGGGTACCCTCCAGTTGCTCCTTGCCGATCTCCCAGTTGTTCTTGCCCTCGAAGGCCATGGCGAGGGGCTTGCCGTCGCTGGTCATCATCCCGTAGTTGTTGGCACCGGGACGCTGGTTGAAGTTCTGGAGGACTGACTCTTCAGCCAGCAGGATGGGCGGATCGACCGCCTTCTGGCCGGCCCGAAGGCCCGTCTTGACCATCTCGTTGGCCGTACGGATGTCAGGCAGACAGGTCGTCGCAGGTCCCCGGCCATAGTTCTCGCGCGGCGCTACGCGATAGCGGCCGACAGCGCACGGGAAAGTCCGATAGGCGCTGCGCTCCTGGATCGACTTGGTCCCCAGGTGGATATACCAGCATTCGAACTTCTTCCCCTTATCGCCGTAGGAAAAGGGCACGTGCTCGCCGTTGGGCCGGATCACGTGGAGCCACTCGGACTCTTCGTACGGATTCTTGGCGAACTGGTTCTGGATCACCTGCGGGACGTTCGTTTTACCCCAATGATCGATGGCCTGCTTGGCCGTGTATTTGAACTTGCGATAGACGGTATCGACCATCCCCTGATGGTTGAGCGCCCACACGAGCTCGGATAGCGGCACGGAGCGGTAGCGCAGACAGGTTCCCACCACCTCATCGATGAAAAGCAGGTTATTCCCGTACGCCCCGAGTGACATGTAGCACTCGTCCGTCTGGGAGGCGAAGTTCGCCATCGGGTGATAGCGCGCGGCGAACAGGATCTTGTTGACCTGATCCAGGTAGCGCTGCACGGCTGGGATATCGTTCAGTTCCTCGTCAGCGCTCTTGAGCTTGTGCCAGATCTGGCTGCGCGGCGTGAGCATCGCCTCCATGGCAGCCGCGAACCGTTCGTTGGCGATGACGCCCGTCGAATCGAAGATACGGGTGTTGCGGTTAACACCTTCCGCGAACTCACCGATGAAGTTGTCCCACGCCGGCATAACGTACTGCGCGGCCGTGTTCCAGAGCATGCGGAAGTTGCCCTGCTTACTCCATAGGTACTCGTACTCGCGGATCAGGCTGTTGGCGTCATCGGACATCAGTGCAGGCTGTCCACGCACACGATATCCAGCCCCTGAAGCTGGAAGTTCCTGAGGATCACCCAGGGATCACCATCCGACTTGGCCTGGCGGATGTCACGTACCAGATCGTCGTGGAACTGACACTTTCCCAGCCCTCCTTCCGCCATGTAGTCCAGCAGCTCGTACGCTTCCCCGCGTGTGAGCGTGAGCGCGAAGGTGTTGAGGGGCGAGCCCGAGGCCTGCGCGAACTTCGCCAGGCTCTCGGCCTTGGAGAGCGCCACGGGAGTCATGTGCCCAGGGCGGTCTTGCCCGTGACAGGCTGCTGATTGGCCGCGGCACCCGCGTAGATGTTGGCCATCAGCCCCCGCCGCATGCGCATCTGGTCGGTGAGGTTCTGCGCGGCATTGGCAGCGTCGTTGGGATTGGGCACGCCCGGAGTCGGCGGAGGCGTCTTGGGCGCGAAGTTCAACCCCACCGCCTTGCTGACAGCGGTATCGACGGGATCAACCTTGTGGACGCTCTGCTGCAGATGGGCGAGAAAGCTCATGGCCAGAATGTGGCCAAGGTTGCGGGCACAATCAACTACATGAGCGAGTAAGCGGGCCTGATCCGTTTGCCGCCGAGTGTCCCCTGCAATACCACCCTGCCCTCACCGGTCCCCAGCATGCGGTACTGATCCGCCTCACACACATGGCTGACCGAGTTCTTCTCGGGCTTGTCGTGGAAGCGCTCGTCACCGACTACCTGGACGCGTCGATAGCGATACTGGCCAGCCATCCCACGGCGTAGCGTCGGACAGCCCTGCGGATGGATCTGATACCCCGCCTCCCCGTCGATCAACCGCGTCATGGCCTGGGCGTGCGCCTCACGCCGGATGGTCGGATCGTTCGTGGGTGCCGGCTTGGCGTTCACCTTGTTGGCGCGCAGGATCTTGAAGCAGGTCTCGTCCGAGTCGCTCTGACTGTCGGAATCACCTGCCGGGTCACCCGTGATCGAGCCGATCTGGAAGTTGGGACAGGTCTGTTGAATGAAGCCGTTGAGCAGAAGCGCGAACTGCTTGGCGCCCATGTGCTCGGTCACCACTTCCCAGCGCACCCGGTGGATACCCGTGAACGTGCGTTGGCCCAGTGTGGCGGCGGGCGTGAGTCCGAAGTCGATCCCGATATCGATCGGCAAGCGCGGATTGAGCTCGAATATCTTGACGTGCAGGTTCTCCCGGAACTCCGGATAGACCGGTCGACCGTCCTGTACGAAGCCGTAGGCGCCACGAATGTAGACCTTCTTCCACTCGTCTGATTTACCCGCGCTCGCCTTGGCGTAGTAGTCGCTCGGCAGGTTGACGCGATTCTCAGCGTCGGGCGAATTGGCATCCGGCTGGGCCAGGAACTTGAACAGCGGCTGGTCGAAGCGTAGTGAGCCGCTGGCGCGCATCTCGGCTTCAGCCAGTTTGACGCTCTCCACCAGATCGGCGTTACGCTGACTGGAGGTATCCTGTTCCGCCAGCACGTACCACCAGTGATCGATCTCGGGTGAGTTCGTGTCCATGATGATCTGCGGATCGACGCAGCCCCCGTCACGAACAGGCGGGAAGCGGCCGACGCGACCGGTAAGACCGTCCAGGATCGCTTTGGGCACCTCGCGAGCTTCGTTGATCCAGGCCCATGTCAGCTCGAGGGATAGAAGCTTGCGCACGTCCTCGGGTCGATCCAAAGCTACGAACATCACCTCCATGTCGAGCTTGTCGTCGATGATGTGATGAGTAGGCGGACCCTGTGACTGCCAGCGACCAATCTCTTTGGGAACCCACTGGTGCCAAGTCTTGATGGTTGTGGTGGTTAGTTCGGGATAGGTGTTGCGGATAATCGCGCCGCGCGAATGCTTCCGTCCATCTGATTGCACCGGCTGCTTGTCAGAGATTATCAGGCATTTCATCACGCACCCGGTGGACTTTCCTGAGCCGATCGGTCCACGGATACCAGTGACAAAGGAATCGCTGAGCAGCAGCTCATCAACGACAGGCCCGGGGCTCTTGTAGTCGTAGTTAATCACTTCGAGAGGGTAATGGAGAGCGACAACCCGCCATCGGCACTCAAATTGACATCCTTGGGCAGCGTCTTGCCGACCAGCGCCAGGAAGGCAGACGGATTCTCCTCGGCCTGTGTCTGCAGGTACTTGACGCCGCCCGCCTTGACGAGCGCGGTGTGGACCATCGCCCGGATATCGGCCCCAACCTTATTGCGGCTGCCGGGCTTACGACCCTTGCCGGCGTTGGGTGGAACAGTACCTTTGGGAGCGGCCATTCACCAAACCATCACTATTTTGCTGCGCGGCCTTTCGCCGCCCACTTGGCCATCTGACCAGCACCGTACTTGCGCCGGCCGATGTACGCCGCCAGCGCGCCAGGATTGCTCACGCCCTTCTTGTGCTCCAGCTTGCCTTCGAGCGCCTTGAAGCGGCCACCGCCGCCGGGTTTCATGCTGTCAGCCATCGCTCATCTCCCGTTCGTGAACCGGTTTGTTGCCCGTACCACCCGCCCAGCTGCCCTGAAGCTTGTTCTTCGGCAGGCGCCAGTTCTGGCCGGTGAGACGGGAATACTCATCCAGACCAGCGCTCAGAATGCCCTTGAGATCCTGCAATGTGACGAGACGGCCAGTCTGGTTGTCCACCTCAGCAATGATCGCGATCTCCATGGCCCCCCTGAGGATGTCGACGGCACGAGCGAGTTTGACGTTGCCCTCCTGCGCGAGCCGTGCGCATTCCTGAGCGGCTTCGAGCGAATCAGGCACACCGAGTTTGGGCTTACGTCGTGGCATCGCCATCCCCTCTCAAGCTTTTTATTTGCTGATTCACGGTGCGACGGGTCTTATCGAAACGAGGGTCCTGGGGATAAAGCTGTTCCATCACACAGCGCGCCACCACCTCGGCCAGATCGAATTGCTGGGGACGCTCGAGCTTCTTGAGCGCGTCCATGTCGATCTCGGTCTTGGGAAGACAGGACACCTGGATCCGCAGGTGCTCGAGCATGTCGAGCGTGCGTGCGACGACGCGCTCACGGATCAGGGCTGAATGTTGCCTCACATCGCCTCCACAATCGTCTTGCCTTCGTTGTCTTTTTCCCAGCGGGCGATCCGTTGCGCTTCCGATCGTGGCACGAACCGATACTCGATGTCCTGCTCGTGCCCGTGAGCGAGCAAGGTGAGGTGCGCGGGCACTGCATCCCGGTCTGTCTGTCCTAACATTACACCGTCCTTGGCTAGCTTCCACAGTAGAACGACCGCGATCTTCTGCCAACGTCCTTGAAGTTGCGAGACACCGGCCTTCTCGCCCGTGTGTTGCTTCAGACGTTTCGCATGCAGCCGCGCCGCCTCGGGCGTCATCCATGAGAAGCGCACGCTCGTCGCATCACGTTCATCGATCAACACGCGGTCCTGCGGCAGGCTCGCCAGGTCCTTGCGGGTGATCACTACACCCGCAGGAGCGAGCTTCCACATCAGAGTGACCGCGATCTCGGGCCAGTTCACAGACACACCTTGATGCCAGCGGATTCGCGTTTGCCGTGCAGCGCTGACACCTGGAAGCAATCTCCCGGCTCGCCCCGCACGGTGTAGCTCGTCGCCGTCTTCGGCAGCGTGTCCAGCTTGCGTCGCTCCCCCTCCTTGGAGAGCGCGTAGACCACGTATCCGATCAGGTGGGCGTGATGCTTCGGTGCGTCCCAGTGGAGCGTATGCGAGGCGAGAATCGCGGCGAGGACGAGTGCGTTCATGTCACGGTGGCCATTTGAGGGTACACGTGGGTTGGGGGCCTGAGTTGAACCAATAGCTTAGCCAGGCTACTAAGCAGCTGAGAAAGCGGTCGGGGGCGCCGGCTGTACGATCGGGGCCGGGATGCTGAACGGGACTTCCGCGGTCCACGCGCTGGTGGAGGGATTGCCGGCCAGTGTGTCGGTCTGGTCGATCGCCGCCCAGTAGTTGCCCGGAGCCAACGCCTTGCCGAGCGCCGCGTTGATCTGCGCAGGAGTCTCCGTGGACTGCGTGGCCGGCACGATGATCAGGTACTGGTAGTTGCCGGCGCTGTGCGTGGTATCGCCGTCCGCACGGATTCCGATGGTGGCGCCGGACTCCGTCTCGCCGGT